GCCTTTTACAAAGGTCGCCCACGCCCCGGCGCATCATTGCGCGAGCGCGTCAAATACCTCTTTGACGGCGCCATCCGTGTCATTACCCGCTCGCCCTACTCGCATTGCGAGCTGGCCATCCCGGACACCGCCCGCCCCGGCGTCTATTTCTGCGTGTCGGCGTCCGTACGTGACGGCGGCGTGCGCGGCAAATTCATGGCGCTCCCCGGCGACCGCTGGGACTTATTACCCGCCATCGACCCCGAATACCTGCGCAATCCCGAACATTACGACCGCGCCCTGCGTACCTTGCCCGCCGATACGGTCAGCGACTGGCTGCGCCGCTATCAGGGGCAGCGCTACGACTGGCTCGGCGTCTTCCGCTTTGTCTTTCCCTTCCTGCGCCAGTCCGGTATGCGCTGGTTTTGCAGCGAATTTGTGGCCAGCGTCCTCGGTATGGCAAACCCCGAAAAACAAACCCCTCAATCCGTCTATCAGTATCTCTATGGAGTAAGCACAAAATGAGTACCGAATACCTGCATGGCGTCCGCGTCATCGAAATCAACAACGGCAGCCGCCCGCTGCGCACCGCCTCGACTGCGGTGATCGGACTGGTCGCCACCGGCGAAGACGCCGACGCGGCCACATTCCCGGAGAACCGCCCCGTCCTCATCAGCAACCTGCCCGACGCCATCGGCAAGGCGGGGACCAAAGGCACGCTCGCTCCGGCGCTGTCTGCCATCTACAAGCAGACCAACGCCCTGACCGTCGTCGTCCGCGTGCCGACCTCGAAGGAGAAGAACGACAACGGCGCCGACCAAGATGCGAAAACCATCGGCGCCTTTGAGAACGGCCATTACAGCGGCGCGAAGGCGTTGCTCGCTGCCAATGCCGAACTGGGCGTCGTGCCGCGCATCCTCGGCGCACCGGGGCTGGACAGCCAGGCGGTAACAACCGAGCTGGTGGACATCGCCAAGAAAATGCGCGGCTTTGTCTATGCGCGCGCCATCGGCGCGACCAAAGAGGAGGCCGCCACCTACCGCGCCAACTTCAGCGCGCGCGAGCTGATGCTGATTTGGCCGGACTTCACCGGCTTTGACGAGGCGGCGAAGAAAGCCAACACCATCCACGCCACCGCCGTCGCCCTCGGCCTGCGCGCCAAACTCGACCACGAGGTCGGTTGGCACAAGACCATCTCCAACGTCGCCGTGGACGGCGTGACCGGCCTCACCGTGGATGTCGGCTTTGACATCACCAGTACGGCGACCGATGCCAACTATCTCAACAGCAAAGAGGTCAGCACGCTGGTACGCGAGCAGGGTTTCCGCATTTGGGGTTCGCGCACCTGTTCGGATGACCCGCTGTTTGCCTTTGAGAGCTACACCCGCACCGCGCAAGTCATCGCCGAGACGGTCGCGCGTGGCCACCTGTGGGCGATTGACAAGCCGCTATCGCCCGGCCTCGCTGGCGACATTATCACCGGCATCAATGCCTCGCTGCGTACCCTGACCAGCGGCGGCTACCTGCTCGGCGGCGAAGCGTGGTACGACGACAAGGTCAACAGCAAAGACACCCTGAAAGCCGGACAACTGTCTGTCAGCTACAACTTCACCCCGGTGCCGCCGCTGGAAAACCTCAACCTGCGGCAATCCATCACCGATATCTACCTCATCGACTTCGCGCGCCGCGTCGAAGCCGCCAATTAAGGAGTGACCCATGCTACCCAAGATTATCAAAGACGCGATCCTGTCCGTTGATGGGCGGGGTTATGCGGGCATCGTCGATAACGTCGAATGGCCGAAAGTCGCCCGCAAAACCGAAGAATACCGCGCGGGCGGAATGCTCGGCCCGGTCATGCTCGACCTCGGCCAAGAAGCGATGGAGCTGACCTTTGAGGCCAGCGAGCAGACCAGCGAAATGATTGCCGCCTACGGCGTCTGCGGCTTGGCCGGTGTCACATTCCGCATTAACGCCTCGGCCGAGAGCGAAATGAACTGCGACGGTCACGGCATCGAAGCGATTATGACCGGACGTCTGAAAGAAATTGATTTTGGCTCCTCGAAGCCCGGCGAATTGCAAAAAACGAAATACACCGTATCGCTCGCCACCTTCAAATACGCGATCGATGGCCGCACCCTGTACGACATCGATTTCCCCAACAACATTTACATCGTCGATGGCCGCGACCTGCTGGAAAAGCGCCGCGCCAATCTCAAACAGTAATCCCCTAACACATAGGAGCAAACCATGAAAGAAAACGAAGCCGTCAAACCGCGCGTCCTCAAACTTAGCACCCCCATCAGCCGCGACGACAAGCCCGTGCATGAAATCAGTCTGCGCGAGCCACACGCGGGCGAGCTGCGCGGCATCCGCCTCTTTGAGCTGACCCAAGGCGACGCCGAGGCAGTCATCAAACTGCTGCCGCGCATCACCACCCCGGCGCTGACCCCGGCGGAAGCAAACAAACTCGCCCTGCGCGACTTTGCCCGCGCGCTGATTCTGGTCGCCGAAATGTTCGCCCTTGATGACGAGGACGGCGAGGCGGCGGGAAAGCCGTCCCCCGCAGCGTAGAAGACGCATGGGCCGACATCAATATCGTCTTCGGCGGCGGCTGGCCGCCGAGCGAACTCGACCGCATGAGCTTTGCCGAGCTGCTGCGCTGGCACGCTGTCGCCATCGAGCGTAACCGACAGGCGCAGCAACCGGCATGAAAAAGCCGCCCGGAAGGGCGGCACAAGCAAGGAAGAACACATGAAAAATTATCTGGTACGGGACGCCTGCCACTCACGCTCGGCCTTGATGCGTTCGCGGCGTGCCTTGGCCTCGGCGCGCCACAACTGGTACGGCTCGATGATTTCCTCAAAGAGGAAATTGCCCAGCCCTTTAAGAAATGCGGCAGAAACCAAAATGACTACCGTCCATACAACGAACGACAAAATAACCTGATCCATGATTGACCTCCCGTGTTTTACCTGTCCCCATCATACAATAACCCGCTGAAAAGGTAAATATTTATGGCTGATTTGAATTTACAGGTGCGTCTGCGTGCGCTTGACGAAATGAGCCGGACATTCCGCAACATCGGCGCGGCCAACAGCCGCCTGATGCGGACATTCGACCAAAACCGCAATGCCCTGCGCCGCCTGAACGACCAGCTGCGCAATGTTGAGGCGTACCGCCGCCAACAAGAGTCCATGCGGCAGACTGCCGACAACATCGAGCGGATGCGCAACCGGATGCAGCGGCTACAGCAACAAATGGGCGGGCTGCGGCACGGGTCGCAACGCTGGCGAGAGCTTGCGAGCCAGTTTGATCGCGCCAGCCGCGATCTGGCGCGGCTGGAAAACGTGCAAAACCGCGAACAGCAACGCCTGCTGCAATTGACGCAGCGCCTACGCGAGGCCGGTATCAACACGCGGCAGCTGGCACAAGAGGAGGCGCGCCTGCGCAACAACGCGAGCCACACCAACACCGAACTCGAACGACAGGCGCAACGGCTGCAACGCATCACCGAGCGGCACCAGCGCAACGAACGCCGCCTGCAAACGGCGGCCAATGCCTCAATGGCCGGTTACGTCGGCATCAACACCGCCCAGCGCGCCGGGCATCTCATCGCCTCGCCGGTGCGCGAATATATGCAACAGGAGCAGGCATCTACCGACCTCAAGGTAACGATGATGCGCGCCGACGGCACATATGGCGCGTTTGAGGAAATCAACAAACAGGCGATACAGCTCGGCAACGTCCTGCCCGGCACCACGCAAGATTTCATCAACCTCGCCAAATCGCTGAAAGAACAGGGGGTCAAAGACGAAGTACTCACCAGCGGCGACCTGAAAGCAGCGGCAGAGCTGGCGGTGCTGATGAACATGGGGCAAGAGGAAGGCGGTACTTTCACTGCGCGGATGATTGAAGCGCACGGCCTCAATCCCGACGACCTGAACAAGGCCGCCGACATGACCCAGCGCGCCTACTTTGCATTCGGCCTGAAAAAAGAGGACATGGGCGAGGCGATGAAATACTACGCCCCTAATGTCAACGCGTTAGGGCTCACCGGTGAAGCCAACTACCGCAAACTGCTTGCCATTCAGGGCATGGCGGCACGCCAGGGCCTGGAAGGCTCGATGTTCGGTACCAACTTCTCGATGATGCTGTCCAAACTCGGCGAAGGACCGAAGGCGCTGGAGATGGCGAAAAAAGGGATGAAAGGGGAAGCACGCGATGTCCTGAAAAAAGCCGGAGTCAAATTCAATTTCTACAACAAAGACGGCACCCTGAAAGACATCGAGAGCATCGTCAAGGAACTGGAGAAATTTGACGTTGTTCGCAAGAAACTGGGCGATGAAGAAGCGCTGCTGGCGATGCGGCAGATGTTCGGCGAACAGGGCGGACGTGTCGCCAAAATCCTCGCGCAGCAGGGGGTGGAAGGGCTGACTCAGGCGCTGGCCGATATGGACGAGCAGGCCGACAAAACCATGCGCATTACCGAAAAGACCTCGACTTTGTCTGCCGCCTTTGAGCAGCTTGAAGGGGTTGCCACCCTGCTCTCCGGTACCATCGGAGAAACCCTGCGCGACAGCCTGTTGTGGCTGAGTAACAACCTGCAAGACTTCATCGAGAACACGCTGCAGCCCTTCGTCAATAACAACAAAGAGCTAGTGAAATGGCTCATGGTTGGCGCCGCCGGGCTGATTGCCCTAGCGGCAGTTGGCGGTACGCTGCTGCTGGTGTTTGCCGGCCTGAATGCGATGTGGGTCATGGGCCGATTCGCCATAGGCGGCTTGTTGGCAAACCTCGGTTTACTCGGTCGTCTATTCACGAGTTTTGCCGGTTTTGCTGCGGTAGCCGGCAAAGCGGCACTATCGGGACTGGCAACCGCTGTCATGTGGCTGGGGCGTGCTTTCCTCATTGCCGGACGCTTTATGCTGGCCAACCCCATTGTCCTCGTCATTGCCGCTGTCGTTGCCGCCGGCTGGTGGCTCTATAAAAACTGGGGCAACGTGATCGGCTTCCTCAAAGACCGCTGGGCGGCGCTGAAAAACTGGTGGCTGACTAATCCCGTTTCCTCGGCCATCATTGGCGCCTTCTCTGCCGCAATCGAATTCTGCGTCAATCTGCCGGGGCAGCTGTGGGATTTGCTCACCGGCGCCGGCACCCGCGCCATCGAAGCCATCCGCAACTGGTCGGTGCTGCAGGCCATCATGGACATTTTCGGCCCCGCGATTGACTGGGCCACCAATAAAATCAACTGGCTCATCGACAAAATCAAGGGGGCATGGGAATCGCTGAAAGGGTTGGTCGGTGCGGCGGAGGAAGGCAGCATCCTCGAAAACAAGCAAGTCGCAGCGCAAGTGGAAGGGTCGCGGCCGCTTGGCGGCAGCACAAGCAGCCAAACAACGCGCGGAGATGCGTACAAACGCCATGCGTAACGCCGGTGTACTCGGTAACAGCAGCGTACCTAAACCACCAGCGGCCAAACCATTATCCCCCGTCACCCGTGGCCAGCCGTTATCCAGCAATTACGCGCCGACGGTAAACGTCAACATCAACGCCCAGGGGATGGACAGCAAGGAACTGGCGGCCAATGTCAAAAAAGAAGTCGGCAGTGCCCTGGCCGCCGAACGCCGCAAACAGGCGGCGGGTATGCGCAGCGCAATGTACGACGCAGCCCCGGCTTGATAGGAGAAAACCATGCTGATGTGTTACGGGCTTTTTGTTTTCAGCGTCCACACCGCCCCTTTTGACAGTGTGCAGCGCAGTACAGAGTGGCGCTGGCCATCCAACAACCGCACCGGCGGCGAACCCGCCTATCAGTTTGTCGGGCGTGGCGAAGACCAAATCACCCTGAATGGAGTGCTGATGCCTGCCTACACCGGCGGGCCATCCAGCCTCAACATGTTGCGTGAAATGGCCGAGCGCGGTGAGCCGTATTTGCTGATGCGCGGCGACGGCAAGGTACTGGGCTACTGGCTGATCGCCTCGCTCAACGAAACCGCGAGCGAACTCATCTTCGACGGTAACGCACAGCGCATCGAATTCCAGCTGGCATTGAAACGCTACGACGGCCGCTATAGCGAGTACGGCAAACTCGCGCCGCTGCTGCCGCTGATTACGAGGCTGTTCTGATGACCCCTACCTATCAACTTATCCTCGAAGGCCGTCCCCTCGAACTGCGCGGCCGCCTCATCTCGCTCTCCCTCATCGATAAAAACGGCATGGAGGTGGACGAGCTGACCGTAGAAATCGACGACAGCGACGGCATGGTGGAACTGCCGAGCAAGGGCAAGAAGCTGACCGCTGTCTTCGGTTTTGCCGGGAGCGAACAAAACCGGGGCAGCTACATCGTGGATGAAATCGGCCATCACGGCCCGCCGGATGTCATCACCATCCGCGCCCGCTCAGCGGATTTTCGTAAAACACTGCTCGAAGAGCGCGAACAGAGCTACCACAAGACCACCATCGGCGCCATCATCGGCACCATCGCCGCGCGCCACGAACTGACCCCGGCTGTATCGCAGGAGCTGGCCGGCATCAGCATCGACCACCTTGACCAGACTAACGAAAGTGACGCCCATCTTGTCACCCGTCTTGCACAGGAGCATGACGCCGTCGGCACCGTCAAGGACGGCCGTTTGCTCTTTACGGTGCGTGCAGCGGGTAAAACCTCATCCGGTCAAGATTTGCCAACCGTCACCATCCACCGCAGCGAGGGCGACAGCCATGACTTTACCGATGCCGACCGTGATGACCGCGTAACCGGGGTTGTTGCCTACTGGCACGACAAAAAAGGGGCGAAACGGAAAAAAGCCGAGATCGGAGCAGACGGCTACCGCCGCCACCTGAAACAAACCTACAACAGCGAAAAAGAGGCGAAGGCAGCGGCAGAAGCGGAAATGAAGCGCATCAAAACCCGCTCGCGCACCCTGACCCTCAATCTCGCCGTGGGCCGCGCTGATCTCTTCGCCGAACAACCGCTCATCACGCAGGGCTTCAAACCGCAGATCGACGCGGTGCGCTGGTTCATCAAAGAAATCACGCATACCCTCGGCGACAACGGCTACACCTGTTCGCTTCAGTGCGAGGAATTGAGCCGTTTGGCGTAGGCGGGAAGAAAGACTATACTTGTACAAGTATTTGTACAGGTAACACCCATGCACACGATCTCTTTCACCGATGCCCGCAGCAACCTCAAACACGTCCTTGACCGGGTGGCGAACGACCGCGACATTACTCTCATCACCCGCCGCAACGGCGAAGATGCCGTCGTTATGTCGCTCGATACCTACAACAGCCTGACCGAAACCCTGCACCTGCTGAAAACGCCCGCCAACGCCGCGCACCTGCAACGCTCCATTGCCCAGTACCAAAACGGCCAGAGCGCTCCGCAGGAACTCGCCGATGACTGAACGCCTGCTCGCCTTCACCGATGAGGCGTGGCAGGATTACCTTTACTGGCAGGCACAGGACAAAAAGACCCTGAAACGCATTAATTTGCTCATCAAGGAAACGCTGCGCGAACCCTTTGCCGGCATCGGCAAACCCGAAGCGCTCAAGGCCAATCTGGCAGGATTTTGGTCGCGCCGCATTGATGACAGCAACCGCTTGGTTTACGCCGTGGACGAACGCGCGCTGACCGTCATTTCCTGCCGCTATCATTACGGCAAATGACGATGGATGGATGATGCAAACCTTTGGAGGATTGGCATGACCCGTATCGCTGACCTGCCCACCTTCGACATGGCCGAACAACTCCGCGACGCGGAAGACATCGCGGCTTATCTGCAATTGGCGCTGGATGATGAAGACCCGGCCGAACTGGCGCATGCGCTGGGCATTATTGCCCGCGCGCGCGGCATGACGGAAATCGCGCAAAAAAGCGGCATGAGCCGCGAAGCACTTTACAAGGCATTGCGCCCGGGCAGCGACCCACGCTTTGCCACCATCAGTAAAGTCATGAAAGCGCTGGATATCAAACTGACCGCGACACTAAACCCTTGAAATTCACACTCATCAAATATTGGTCGCGCCGCATTAATAAAACACGCTGCCTAGCTTTATGCGCTGGATGATCACGCTATCACCCTTATCGCTTGCCGATATTATCGCATTATGGATAAGAGCCGAATCCAGACACTAACCAAAAAGATAACACCCATCATTAAGTAATTTTTATCACTAATGAAAACTGCCAAAAGCAAATCGCCAGCAACAAAAGGCCGTATAGGAAAAGGAATACAATAAAATCCAAAACAATCATACAAGAAATGCTAAGCCATAATATGGCTATCAACGCAAGAACTGATATGGAAAACCAAACAATGATGGAGTATAAAAAAAGTTTTTTTAAGTTAACAAGATGACCAGAAGCATTCAATTGTTTTGCCAATGGCGTATTGATCGCTAAAATCAACGTCAATACGGCAAGTAAAAAGCCCGACAGCATAATGGCATACTGCGCAAGATTGTTGAGTAATAAACCAACCTTATCCGCGTGTTCGCTGTAAAAAGAATGCACTTTATCGTGCAACCTCCATGCCACTATACCCGCCAAACACGGGAAAAAATCATAAATCCTAGAGAACTTCATCAATATCAGTTTTGTTGCTATTGTAGACATCAAGCATTCTATCAAAAATTACGGCACGCAGATGCTCTAAATTTTCATCCGGTGCTATGTCAAACTGACTCCTTAAAAAATCCTCAACAAGATCAACCGAACCATTAGGGTCTTTGCTGTGGAAGTAAGCCTTTTCTGTACGACTACCCCATTTTTTGAGTAGATCTTGAACTACGGTTGAAATATTTTCCAAAGGCAATTTTTTATGCTCGGACGAGACACTCAATTTTACCGACTGTGAGGATGGTGACATCTTTTTGAGTGAAATAAGCGCATCACTTAGGAGATCACCAAAATATTCAGTATTATAAAACTCGGGATTTTCAGGAACGGAAACTTTAATCTCATACCGGCGATACTCATACACTCCGGAAAGAATTTTTTGCAATGCCCCCTTTTTAATCAGCCTAACAATATCTAAATTATATTGGTAAGAAAGCGCTTTTTTCCAGTAATCAATAAATTTACTAATATACGCTCCATTCTTATTTACTTGATAAATAAGAACATCCCTTTTGGTTAAAATAAACTGATTCCAATCAGTCAAAAACTCATCTGCATTTAAAGGTAACAAACTGTCAATATCAGGAGAATTATTTCCACGCTGCACAATGATAGGCTTATCATTTTTATTGCGGTATTTCCGAATCTCACCCTTTAAAAAATCTTTATTTTTGTCTTTAATGGTGACTTTATACTCATCATCCCCAATTGAAATAACCTGATATTCCTTGTTGGTAAGAATTTTAAATAATGAATGTGAGACATTATTGTCATCTTTAAGGATTATCCGATAAAAATCAACTTTATAAGTTTTATTCTTTTTCATTTATTTATCTCCATATACTTAGCGCTATTTTCCTGTTTCATACGAGAATTCAAACGCACGGTGCGCAATAGCCATATTCCGCCAAAAAGTGGCGGTACATCTCTTGCCAGCGCGCTTCCAGGCGCTCCATTTTGCTTTTGCGTCTTTTCGTCGGCTTGATGTGGTAGCGCTCTTTGGCGGTTTCGCGGTCGTTAAAGGCATGCCACAGGTCAATCCTGGCTTTCGCCTTGCGGCCTTCGCCATCGGCATCCCCCCGCCAGTTGCGCCACAGCCAAACGATAAGATTGTAGCGGCACCACTGGTACACCGGCAACAGTAGCCAGGAATTGCGCAGGCTGATATTCATCGCAGAAGCAACGAGGCCAATCGCCGCCATACAAATCCCCGCCACGGTCACGATATAGGCGGACACCGCCTGCGGCGATGAAGCGGCCTGTCCGGGGAACAGGAGTACCGACAACTGCGCGAACACAATGGCCAGCACAAGGAGCAGTACCCCCATGAAAAAGCGCATGCCAGTATCGGTTTTGTCCGTCTTGTCGCGGTGTACCTTGAAAAAGGCTTCGGGGTCGCCGCCTTCGCCGCCTTCGCTGCTTTGACCATCCTTGTCGCGCCGCGATGCGGCAACCGTTTCGGAATCGCGGCCAGAGTCACCACCTTGGCTACTTGATCCACCGCTGCTATCTTCGGCTTTATAGTTTTTTGGTTCTTCTTCGAACCAATCCGTAGCAAGCATATTCAAAACCGCTTTACGCATGTGCCATGGCGTTTTGTGCCATAGGTGCAGCAGCTCCATTTCCTCTTGGCTCAGCTCACCGTATTTACGGTGTCCTGTCAGGTATTCCAGAACATTTTGTCTATAAAGAAGAGTTTGTCTAAGTGGCTCGCCAGATTGTTCAATCATGAACAAGTCAAACACAGCAGCGCGTACATCTTTGTTGGCTTCATCATAAAAATCCAACAATTGCCCTTGCTCGAAATGCAGTTTGTTACGAATGCGCTTTCCCGTAAGTAAATAATTTACATCAAAATCTTCTTTGGCTAAGCGCATCAAATAATCGGCATTGGGAAAACGCTCGCCTTTTTCATAATTGACTTGGGTGTTGATTGTTACACCGCCAATTTTCGCAAAGGATTCTTGCGTAAGAGCTTTTGAGTATCGAAGCTCTTTGAGTCGTTCATGGAATTTACTCATACGTGTTATTTTTATTGACTTACCACAAAATTGGCAATAGGATTTATGGGCGCTTATTGCTAAGCGTATAGGCGGGGAGGCAACTTCAAGTTTGGCGACTGCGTTACCTCCCCAATATCCCCCAAATAAAGGAGGCTTACGGCCGCGCTAAGCGCTTAGCCGTTTGTTGATTGTACATGACCCAAAAATCCTTTGAAAGCAGAACGGCAAAGCCCGTCTTGCTTAACCTCACCGAAACAGATCGCAAACGCTTAAAACTGGCAGCCAAGCGTCGCAAGATGCCAATGGCGACGTTTGCTTATTTCGTTATCCGCGATCGGCTTGAAAGCGAGTATGGAGAAGGCGGTGCGCAATGACCAGCAAGAGTGATTTGGCGCTGGCCCTGCAAGCGCATTTGCTTTCCATCCCCAGTCAGGAGATGGCTGAGGTGCTGGAACTGGACGCTTCCGCCGTGTCGCGTATCCGCAGTGGCGAGCGTGGCCTGCGCGTTGGCGAGTTCGCCCTGGTGATGGCGCTGTCCTCACCGCATTTCCCCGCCGGGCTGCATATTCAGCCGGCCAATTCGCTGGCCATCGCCCCGGACGAGTATCAGGCGCTTTTGACCCTGGCGCGCAAGTCGCTGGGCTGTGGAGGTGGCGCATGATTGCCCGTCCGGTTTCTTTACTGCCTTTTCACGGGCTGATGCTCACCGTGCTGGAGGCACAAGGTGTGCAATATGTGCCTTTCCGGCCGGTGGTCAGTCTGCTCGGCCTGGACTGGAAGATGGCGCGGCGCACGGCCGGCACCGCC